AGATGCGCTATTTAGAATCGACTCTATTGCCTTGAATCTAATGGATGAAAATGCCAATACTCGCATCGTGGCAGGCTTAGATGCCGAATTGTTCAATCTAATAAATGTCACAAAATCAACACCGGGTTCATCCTCGGTCACTTTAGAATTGTTCGTCCAAGGAGTAAGTCACGACATAACACCGAACACTTGGATAACAACCTTGTTCACCGCCGAACCTATAATTCAGGCATTCATCTTGGATTCCTCAACACAGGGAATCCTCGATGGAACGGTCGGCGTTCTTTCATACTAAGGAGAAATGATGGCAGGAGCAGGATATAAGCTCTTCAATACCGGCGATGTGCTGACCGCAGCTCAGGTCAACACCTATTTGCAACAGCAGGTCACGATGGTCTTCGCTGACTCGTCTGCTCGCACTACCGCCTTATCGGGAGTCTTAGCTGAAGGAATGATGAGCTACCTTCAAGATACAGACACAGTTGAGGTCTATAACGGATCGACTTGGGTAAGTGTTGCAAATACCGGAGACATCACCGCCGTCACCGCTGGAAATGGACTTTTAGGTGGCGGATCAAGCGGAGATGTGACCCTTTCCTTTGATTATTCAGTAGGAAATCAGTCGGTCGAATCGGCAGACACCACAACTGCCTACACATTAGTCATAGGCGATGCAGGCAAATTAGTAACTATGAGCAATGCCTCTGCTAACACTCTTACCGTTCCGCCAAATAGCTCGGTAGCATTTCCGACTGGAACTCGCATTGATGTCTTACAAAAAGGAGCAGGTCAAACGACAATAGCTGCTGGATCAGGTGTAACGATTAACTCTAAGGCGTCTGCCTTGAACCTTTCAGCTCAATACTCCGGCGCAACCTTGATTAAATATGGCACCGATACCTGGTTTGCCGTTGGAGACTTGACTGCCTAATGTCTCCTCTATCTCCTTTAGGAATTTATGGTTTTGCTCCCACCGCCGCAGCCGGTGACTTTGAATCCATAGCCACAGTAACAGTTGGTTCGGGTGGAAGTTCAAGCGTTGAATTTACTTCAATTGCTGCGGATTGGACTCATTTGCAGGTGCGCTTTATTGCTAGAGCAAACAGAGCAACTTATGGTGCGGATGCTGTTAAATTCACTTTTAATTCCGATACCGGCTCAAATTATGCTTTTCATTGTTTGAAAGGAGATGGCTCAACAGCCGCAGCGGAATCTGGAACTAGTGAAACTTCTTCAAGAATAAAAGATTGTGTAGGAACCAACAATGGTCCTGGTGCTGGAAATGTTGGCGTTAGTGTTTTAGATATTTTAGACTATAAAAATACTAATAAATATAAAACAACTCGCGCTTTAGCCGGCGTAGATATTAATGGAACAGTAGCCGGTTTTGGCGGGGTTGTTAGTCTTAATTCCGGTTTATGGATGAGCACAAGCGCCATTACTTCTATTAAATTTGAAGTTTATACAGGAATTAATTTTGAACAATACTCACACTTCGCCCTATACGGCATTAAGGGGGCATAATGGCAGCGACTTATGAACCGATAGCGACTACGACACTTGGGAGCGCACAAGCAAGCGTTTCATTTACTGGAATAAGTGGCAGTTTTACAGATTTAGTTTTGATAATTAGCGCAGGTTCGGCAAACACCATTGGATTTAATTATGTAAGATTTAATTCTGATTCAGGCACTAATTATTCTGCTACTTCATTATCCGGTGATGGAAGTTCTGCGACTTCTCAGCGCAGTTCCAATAGCAATAAAGGCTGGTTGGGTTATTGGACGGGCATAGAAAATACCATTAAAACAATGAGCATTACACACATACAAAATTATAGTAATTCAACAACCTATAAATCTTGGATAACTAGAAATAATAATGCTAACGGAAGCACATATAGTTTAGGAACAGAAGCGGCAGTTGGTTTATGGCGTTCTACTTCTGCTATTACTTCAATGACAATTTATAATCAAACAAGCGGAACAGATTATAATTTTATTGCTGGCTCAACCTTCACTCTTTACGGAATAGCGAGCGCATAATGGCAACCACTTATGAGGCAATCGCCACCGTCACAGTAGGCTCAGGCGGGGCTGCGAATATTGAATTCACTTCAATCGCTGCGGATTGGACAGACCTATTATTAAAATTATCTGGAAGAACAAATAAAGCACAAAAGCAAGAAAATATTCAATTATATTTTAATACATCAAATTCAAACTTTTCTTTCAAGATGTTAATTGGTGATGGTTCGGCTGCTACATCTTATGGCACTACTAATAGCCAAGTAGCAGATGTTCCTGCCGCAACTATGACAGCCAACACTTTTGGCAATATGGAAATCTATATTCCAAATTATGCTGGCTCAAATAATAAATCTTTTTCAGTTGATTCAGTAGATGAAGGTAATCAAACGACAGTTTATTCTTACTTGACGGCTGGTTTATGGTCGCAAACTGCCGCAATTACTGGCATCAAAATTGCACCTGCCGGTGCTAATAACTTTGTCCAATACTCAACCGCCACACTTTACGGAATCAAGAACAGTTAGGAAAGGAAACAATGCCAACGAAACTAATAGTGGATTGCTCCACCGGAGTCACCACAGAGGTTGAACTAACAGCCGAAGAAATCGCACAGCGAGAGGCTGATGCAGCCGCGTTCGCTGAGGCTAAGGCCATTGAGGAAGCCGAAGCACAGGCTAAATTAGCAGAGAAGGAAGCAATCGCAGCCAAATTGGGTCTGACTCCCGAAGAATTGCTAAAGCTACTTTCCTGATCTACGAAGCTGAAGATGTCATCCGCACAATCGATGACCACATTGATCTATTTGAAAACCTGGGGTTCTTGAAGAAAAGAGAGCTAGATGAGAACGGCGCAAATAACAGTAACAGGTGATCCAACCTTACTTTTCGATAAAAGCACCGTTTGGCGCGATTGTCATATTCATAACGAAACCGGTGCCATTTATGTAGGTGATGAAAATGTCACTACAACAACTGGTGCAAAAATAGATAATAATTTCCACGATACTTTTCAGTTACCTCCGACTACTGCTTTATATGCTGTTAGTAATTCCGGAACTGTTACCGTCTATGTATGGGAGATTCACGGATGAGCGCATTGGATTGGGCGAGTTTTATCGTAGCTCTCACGACGATTATTGGCGCCGTTGCCATAGGCGTAAAATGGCTAGTTAAGCACTATCTAACTGAATTAAAACCCAATGGTGGTTTGTCGATCAAGGATAAAGTCAACGCCCTAGAGGAGAAAGTTGATTTCCTAACTGATTTAGTGAAAGAGGCTTTGAAGAGATAATGTGTGACTCCCGCAATAAATTTTTAGAGATTGCGGCCGGGGAAATTGGATTTATCGAAGGCCCTGCCAACAATCAAACCAAGTATCAGAAGGCAAATCTGCCCTGGTGTGGCGCATTTGTAAATTGGGTAGCTAAGAAGGCAAAAGTAAAGATTCCAGATTGCACATACACCCCGGCAGGGGCGAGAGCGTTCGTCAAGGCAAAGGCTTGGCAGGACATTGACAACGCCACGCCGGAGCCGGGTGATTTAGCATTTTTTGACTTCCCAAACGATGACCTAGAGCGAATATCGCATGTAGGTATTGTTGAGGAGGTCAAGAAGAACGGCACCGTCATTACCATTGAGGGCAACACGACCCCTGATGAAAAGCGAGATCAACGCAATGGTGGCGAAGTATGCCGTAAGGTTCGCGCCTATAAGAAGAAAAATCGTGGCAAAGTAAAGCCATCTCTGCCGGTCTTCATCGTAGGATTCGGCAGACCTACATTCAAGGAGTGCAAATGTTTGACAAAACAAAAGCAGTCGCAATCGCAAGCACCTACGCAAGAGCTGGAGCAGCAGCAGTCGCAGCTTTATACCTTGCCGACCCGGCGAGACCAGTCAAGGATTATGTAGCTTGCTTTCTAGCAGCCGTTCTTGGCCCAATACTCAAAGCCTTCGATCCTCGCGCTAAAGAATTTGGCAGAGGTAGCGAATAAGAAAGATGGATAAGGGGGAAATCTTAGATGAGGCCAAGCGCCTCACGGATTCGGAACGCCAAGAAATCTATGGCGAGCCATTTACAAATCACAAACGCATAGCCGACCTGTGGAGTGTGTATCTTGAAACCGAGATAACACCTTCGCAGGTCGCTTTGTGTTTATGTCTAGTCAAGATAGCTCGATTGATACAAACGCCTGACCATCTTGATTCCGTAATTGACCTAGTTGCTTATGCGGCTATTTATGGGGAAATCAATGAACTTGAATAAGAACCTGCTCCTAGTGCCTACTCGATCTAGACCGGATAACGCCAAAGAAGTCTTGAAGGCGCATAAAGAGTTCTCTTGCAGAACCGATTTGATGTTTATAGTTGATGATGATGATCCTGCTTTGCTCTCTTATAGGGCAAGTCTTGGAATTGATTACATCTTTGAGGTGACAAATACGAGCCGAGGTATGGCAGCTCCGCTCAATGCTATTGCTAAAAAGTATGCCAACAGTAACTATGAATTCTTCAGCTTTATTGGAGATGACCATAGGTTTCGCACTCCCGATTGGGATGTAAAACTGATGACAGCGATAGGCAATAAGCCCGGAATAGGTTATGGCAATGATTTATTGCAGGGCAAACGCCTACCGACTGCGGTAGTTATGTCTGCTTCCATAGTCAGAGCTCTAGAGGGGATGGTGCCACCTAATATGCGCCATCTTTATCTTGACAATTTTTGGAAGCAAATAGGGGAAGATTTGAAGAATCTTGTCTATCTAGACGATGTAATCATTGAGCATCTTCACCCGGTTGCCAATAAAGCCGAATGGGATGAGGGCTATCGCGAGGTCAATGCTCAAGAAATCTATTCCTATGATGCGCTTATGTATAACAATTTCATCAAAAGTGAGCGTTATGCTCTTATCCTAAAGGAGCTACGCAGTTGAAGATTCTTATTACAGGCGATGAAGGCTTTGTCGGAAAGAATTTCAAGAAACATCTAGATTCTAAACACAACTCAATCACCGGGATCGATCTAAAGAACGGCATTGATGTCAGAGATTTCTGTCGTAAAGATGACACTAAATATGATGTTGTAATCCATCTTGCGGCCATTGTCGGTGGGAGGGCAACCATTGATGGTTCTCCACTCAGCGTTGCCTCCAACTTAGGCATTGATTCAGACTTCTTTCAATGGGCTAATCGCACAAAGCCTGGTCACATTGTTTATTTTTCCTCTTCGGCAGCTTACCCAATCTACCTTCAGCGCGAGGAATATCGTCAATCACTCAAAGAGTTTGACATAAACCTTGACCATATAAGAACGCCTGATGCGGTCTATGGTTGGGCCAAACTCTCAGGCGAGATTCTTGCTAGACACGCTAGAGAGGAAGGCTTGAAAGTTACCGTCTTGCGCCCATTTTCCGGCTACGGAACGGATCAAAGTATTGATTATCCATTTCCATCATTTATCAAGCGCGGTTTAGAGAAGGCAGACCCATTTGATATTTGGGGAACCGGCAGACAAGTTAGAGACTTTATTCATATCGAAGATGTTGTGCGAGCTACATTCGAGGCAATCACTAACAATGTGAAGACTGCCAATCTATGCACCGGCAGACCGACAAGTTTCATAGAACTAGCCGAAATGGTGATGCTTCAGGCAGGTTATTTAGGCAAAATGAAAA